ATATCCCAAGTGGGATGGACCCTCGTTATTTACTAGACGCTCTGAGGTCGCTCCGTCAGTCTGGGCTATGGTCTACCAGCAAGAAGACGTCCAGTCCGACTCTATCTTCTCGCCAACAATTGTTGCTGGATGTGTTAACGGTATGCGAAAGCGTGGACCGCTTAAACAAGGTACAGCAGGCCACCCCAAAGATACACAATCAACCTACACCATTATTGGATTCGACCCAGCCGTAACAGGACGTTCTGCTTTCGTAGCAGTATCTTACAATCGTGCCGATGGTCGTATATATGTTTTAGATTGCGTCAACATGGTTGACCCTTCCCCTCAAAAAGAGAATGCTCTTATCAAGGAGTGGGTAGAAAAATTTAAGCCACAAGAGTTTCGGGTTGAAATTAACGCCCACCAGAAGTACTATGCTATGGACACAGAGTTGCGTGATTACCTTGCATCCTATGGATGTCAACTTAACTCACACTTTACTGGTAAGAATAAATGGGATGTTGGATTTGGTGTAGCCTCTATGGCAAGCCTTTTTGGTTCAGCCAAAGATGGACGATTCCAAGATAACAACCTATTAGAATTTCCAAGCAATGAAGGTTCAGAAGGACTTAAGTCTTTAATACAGCAACTTATCATATGGAAGCCAGACACTAAGAACCCTACTGACTGTGTGATGGCACTATGGTTTGCCGTCATTAGATGTAGAGAACTTATGCAGACATCAAGTAGAGTTGGACAGTACCAAAATAATAGATGGGCCACTAGAGCGCAAAAATCTCATAGAGGTTCACTTAATTTAGACGAAGCCTTTGCAGAGCAATGGCAAGAAACTTACAGTTAGGATATAACATGCCACTACCATTAGGTCCAGCAGCACTAGCCGCTTTAAGGGTTATTTCTGCAGCGAAAGCAGCAAGAACAACTGGCGGAATTGTTGGCGCAGGTTCTAAGTCTGTAAATCCAGTCTACAAAAATATGACAGATAAAATTCAAAGCAATTCAGTTAAGGTAACAAAAACTCAAGCACAGATTAACGCAGAGGGTGCAGCCAAGGCTAGAGCGGCTATGGGTTTATCCCCTAAGCCAAGTGCTCAAGAAATTGCATCTCGTGCTAGCAAAGAAAAAATAGCCCTTATGAAAAATAGAATTAAAAGAGGCAATTAGTGATATTAACAATTGAACAGATAGCGGCACGAGTACAATCGTTACGTTATCGCAACAGTGAAAGAGATGCTCGCAACCTTGATGTGCTTGCTGTTCGCAAAGGTAAAATTTCTGAAGTCTATCCAGATTTCTTTCCTGAAGGTGTAGATGCTAATGTCGTTGCAAATTTTATTGATATCGTTGCCAGGGACCTTTCTGAGGTCATGGCACCTCTTCCGGCGGTTAACTGCTCAGCCGCTAATCAAGTCTCTGACCGTGCTCGTTCTTTTGCCGATAAGCGTACTCGTATTGCTAGCAATTATTTTTCACACTCTGACCTCTCGGTCCAGATGTACTCAGGAGCAGACTGGTATCTAACCTACGGCTTCGTTCCATTTGTTGTTGAACTAGATGATGAGGCTAAACTTCCTCGTATTCGTATTGAGAATCCAATTGGCGCTTATCCAGAATTTGACCGTTATGGTCGATGCGTAGCATTCGCTAAAAGATACACACTAACCCTTGGTGAGTTAGTAAGCCAGTTCCCAGAGTATGATAACATACTTCTTGGTGGCTTGGGCTACAAGCAAGATTTAAATGGCCAAATCGAAATGATTCGTTATTACGATAAAGACCAGTCAGTTGTATACATCCCAGCAAAAGATAATTTAATCCTATCACAAGCCAAGAACCCTCTTGGTAAGATGATGGTAATTGTTGCACGTAAGCCATCTATTGATAGCGAACTACGTGGACAATTTGATGATGTACTTGGTATTCAATTACTTCGTAACCGTTTTGCTTTGTTGGCAATGGAGGCTGCAGAGAAATCTGTACAAGCCCCAATCGTACTTCCACAAGATGTACAAGAGTTGCAACTTGGTGGCGACGCTGTTATTCGTACCGCTAACCCAGCAGGTGTACGTCGAGTAGAACTTACCCTACCACAGGGTGCATTTACAGAACAACAATTATTAAATCAAGAACTTCGAGTTGGTGCTCGTTATCCAGAATCTCGTACTGGTAACATTGATGCATCTATCGTTACTGGTCAAGGTGTACAGGCTCTTATGGGAGCATTTGATACACAGGTTAAATCAGCACAGGCTATTTTTGCTGCAGCACTTCGTGATGTAATTAGTATCTGTTTTGAAATTGATGAATCAATCTATCCGGATGAAAAGACAATCCGTGGTGTAGATTCTGGCTCACCATATGAAATTACATACAAGCCAACTAAAGACATTAAACAAGACTATTCTGCTGATGTACGTTATGGAATGCTTGCAGGTCTTAACCCAGCCCAAGGTCTTATCTTTATGCTACAAGCACTTGGAGGCAAGTTAATCTCTAAAGATATGGCTATGCGTGAGTTACCATTTACAGTTAACGTAACTCAAGAATTAGAAAAAATTGAAATTGAAGATATGCGGACAGCGTTACTAGGTTCATTAACTGCTTATACACAAGCAATACCGCAAATGGCAACACAGGGACAAGACGCCTCTGATGTTGTACGAAAGATTGCTGCGGTTATCAAGGCTCGCCAAAAGGGACAAGCATTAGAAGATGCTATAGAGGCAACCTTTGCACCGCAACAACAGGTTCCTCCTACTGGCGCTTCTAATCCTATGGTTGAGCAAATGTCCCCTGCTCCCGCTGGTGCCCCAGTAGGAGGTCCTTCTCAAATGGGAATGGAATCTCAACCTCCAGTAGATATTCAATCAGTCCTATCAAGTCTAACCGGTAGTGGAAAAGCAAACGCAAGAGTAGTCACGAGAGGTTAACTAGGTAGGGGACAATGACAACCATTATAGGTATAGAGCATCAAGACCGCTGTTTTTTAGTTGCTGATAGTAGAACTACAGATAACGATGGAAGAATTTATAGCCATCCTGAAGTAAAAAAGATTTCAGAAAATGGAATGTTTTTAATTGCTGGCTCAGGCGAGACATTGCCTTGCGATATAGCACAGCATGTTTGGGAGCCACCAGTTCCAAGTAAACAAGACCGAGAAGATTTATATCATTTTATGATTACAAAGGCAATGCCTTCTCTTCGTAAGTGCATGACAGATAATGGTTATAACTTTGATGAAGATGCTAAAGAAACTCGCTTTCAGTTTATAATTGCTGTTGGTGGGGAAATATTTGATGTTGACCAAGAACTATCTATAAGTAAATCTGCAGATGGAGTATACGCTGCAGGCTCAGGAGCAGCATACGCACTTGGTGCTATTCATGCTGGTGCAGATGCATACGAGGCAATGGAAATTGCATCTAAACTAAATGCTTTTACTGCAGGACCATACATATCAAAAGAACAACCTAGAAAAATTAAGTAGGAGGAATCATGGGCGGAGTAGGTAGCGGAGGTCCTAATGGAGGACCACAATACAATCCAGCAAATGTAAACTTGTTGGGTGGTAATGGTACTAATGGAGATTATTCAGGTTTTGCTTATGGACAAAATAAAACATTGAATGAATCAAGGGTTGCGGGTAATGCAGCAGTGTCCAGTATTAGTGGTTCTAAAACTCCACAGATGGAAACCACAGCATTGACCCCAATTACTGCAGAAACTCAATTACCAGGTCAAAGTATTTTTGATGGTGCACCAACAGGCCCAGGAGCAAACTCAATTCCTGGCTTGCCTAAGAATCCATCTGGTGACCCAGACATTGATATTATTGTTGACCAATATCCAATGATGCAAGCATGGGCTAGTATGCCAGGTACAACTAGGGCAACAGCCGACTTAATCAATTATGTAGGAACAATTATTTAATGGCTGTTTGGGATACAATAGCAAATATCCAAAACATCTTTAAGAAAAAACCAGATGTTACGGACACACCTACTCACAATCAAAATGGCTGGGTTAAATTTGGTGTGGCTTTTGATATTGCTAAAAAAATTCCAGTTTATCCAGGTTCAGTCAATCTTATAATCAATGACGCTAAAGATGCATTAAACAATGCAAAAAATAATATTGCAGGACCAAGATTTAATGACCAAATTGAAAAAGCAAGAGTTGCAGCATTAACTGGTGTTTCAGAAAATATTGGCACTACGCAAGGCCTTAAGACATTACCTGCTACAGGTGCAGCACTTGGTTTAGTTGGTGGTCCTCCAGGAGTAGTAGCGGGCACACTTGCTGGTGGCGCTATTGCTGGCACTACATATGGAATTTCTGCATTAGATAAAGCCACTGATGGTAGACTAATCAATGCAATGATGAGTGGAACAAAGGGCTTACGTTCTAACTACGCATACATTCGTGAAGCAGCAGATGCTAATTTAGCATTAGGATTATTTGCTGGATTACAACAAGTTGGTGGAGGAATTGCTGGCGCCGTCATTGGTGGCGCAACTGCCGGAGCCTTAGCAGGTTCTGTTGTACCTGGTTATGGAACAGTTATTGGTGGTACCGTTGCAGGTGCTGCAGCCCTTGGTGCATACTTAGGTGGAAAACAATCTAGAGTAATGGCTGAAAAAGGCATCTTAGGACAAGAATTAAAAGAAGCAGCAGAAGCAGCCCAATCTAAAGCAGGACAAGAAAAATATAATTTTGGAAGAGATGCAACTAGATTTGTTGGTAAAGCATCTGGAATTAAAGCATTAGAAGAAACAGATAAAGGTATTGGCGCCATAACATCTGGTGTTGTTAATGTGTTTTTTGAAGGAACACAAGCACCTGAAATTAAAGGATTGCAAATTGTTGGCAAGGGAACAAAAGCCGCAGTATCTGGTGGCGTTACCGCAAAGAGCCAAGGTATAATCGGCGATAAACTTCAGAGCATTATTGATACACCAATGAACAAAGCAGACCGTCTTGAAGCAGATGTAGATTTGCTTAAGCGTACTGCTGCTGGAGAAAAAACTGTTTACACACCAATGTTTGAGTTTTTAAATAAATCAGATATTGCAACAGCAAAAAGTCGAACAGAATTTAGACTTGGAGATGACACAGCAAACTCTGCTGCCGCTCTTTTGGCTGGTAAAAGTTATGAACAAATTTCCCTTATTCTTAGAGTTGGCAGAGGTGACGTTTCCGCTGTAGATGAATTAGCGGTAAAGCATGCTGATGTATATGCCCAAGTGTTAAGAGCAGAAGGTAAATTAACTACAGCCGAAGCAGGACTATCACAATTCCCAAATTATAATAAATCTCTTACTCCGCAAAGTAAAGTATTAAAAGCCAAAGCAATCGACAAAGTTAAGGTTCTAGACAACGAACTTGAGAGCCTAAGAAAACAATATTCAGAATTAGATAACATTTTAAAACTAGACAGCGCTCTTCAAGAGAGAACTGCATCAATTATTCCTCTAGTTGAAAAGTTAAGAAACGATACAGCCAAACAAAGAACTGCAAATAAACTAGGATTTAATAAGATTGATGATGTTCCAAGGGATACTCTTATTGGTACAATTAAACAAAGAGTGTGGCAAAACAATCCACTTGGCGTATCAATCCGTATTATTGAAAGATACTCAGATGATGCCCCTCATAGCACAGTTAATTTTAATGATGTAATTCAATCGTCTACACGCATGAGAACAACATTGCGTGCTGGTGCTGAACGACAATTATTTACACCTGAACAAGCAGACACAATCTATAATCAATTTTTAGGTGCTCGTTCAGAGGCTCAAAAATTAAGTATCATAGACGACCTAACCGAATCAGTCTTTAATGCTGTTGCTAAAAAGTATAATTTAGATGGAATTAGCAAAGACTTAATTTTGAATAACTATGTTTATTTAATGAAGTCAACTAGAGATAAAGCAAAAAACGCATCAGATAACAACAGAGCGTATATGATAGATACTGCTGGTGAAGTCGTAGAGGATGCTCAGTTAGTATCTCAACTAGCCAATGGTGCTTATCTTCCAGACGTGGTGTTGATTGATAAAGCATTTGCTCGTTTTGCAAAACGTCAAAATGATGCCAACCCATTCTTAAAAGATACTGGCGTAAAATTGAAAGCCGGATATGATGAACTAAACTCTCTTTGGAGAATGTTTACTCTTTTCCGTACAGGTTACCCAATTAACATTATTCGTGACTCTACCTTCCGTGTTGCTGCCGATGGTCAATTCTTTAATGTAATAAAAAATCTTACAAAAGAAGGAATTGAAGATTTTACTAGCGTCAATAATAGTGTCGGAAAAATTAATCGCTGGACAAAAGGTGTCATAAACAAAGACAGCAAAATCTCAGAAGTTAAAAAAGAGATTAATCTTAGAGCAAAAATATTAATAGATGTAGAAAAGAATCTCAAAAATGCTGGCTACGATATTGCCAATCCTCCAAAGAAGGTAAAGGCAGATGTCCAAAGAATGTTGGATACTCGTAATCAAGTAAAAAGAAACGTAGACACATTATTAATGTACGAACAACAATTGCTTGGCAAGATTCCAGCAAAGGTTGTTGGCGGTAAAACTTTTGTTATTAGCGATTATGCCTTTGATGGCGCCTTTGGCGGACCATATGGTAGAATGACTATGCAGAAAATTCGTGGCAAAGATGACATTCGTGCATTATTAGCCTCTGATAAAGAACTGGCTATTGCTGACCTAAAAAGAGGCCGTGAAGGCGGTCAATGGATTGTTCCTACTTTAGAAAATAAAGAAATTCACATTAAGGCTTGGGAGAACGTATTAGTTAATATTCTCCCTAATGACCCTGTAGCAATGGCAATTATGAAGGGCACTCCTAAGGCTAAAGTTTTAAAACTTATTAAGAGTGAAGAACTAGGTACCTATGTTGATAGATTTGGATACACTCCACAACTAAAGCGTGACATAAGAAGAAACGACGCAAAATATATTTACGAAAGAGTAAGCGCTGCGGTAAATCAATTTGCTCCAGATTTAAGATTACAGAAGATGGTTGCAGAAGGAAAAGTAAATGCAGCATCACTTGAGAAAATGTTTCCAGATGTAACAAAGCGTCCTGGCGTAAACAGCGACCTTGCCTTAGACTTGCTTGCTCAAAGCAATGTAGTCAGAACTTTAAATAAATACTCTAGAGATGCTGTAGCCTGGCTTGCAACAGTACCTACTAGCAAGTTAATATTTAACCCATACTTTAGAACTAGATATGAAGAGAAACTTCAGGGCATGGTTGCTATGGCAAGTGCCCAAGGAAGAGTTCTATCTGTCCGTGAAATTAAAACTTTTGATGCTGCAGCAAGAGCGTATGGCATAAAGGAATTGCGTTCCAAGATTAACGGCTTTAACCGTGATATGAACTATCCTGGAATATTTAATTATCTATTCTCTTTCTTTCCAGCAATTGTGGAGCAGTTTAGAGTATACGGTAGAATTGCTATGGAGAATCCAGAGTTCCCATACAAGGCTGCTCAGATGATTACTATACCTCAAAAGATGAGCGATATTAAACTTGATGAATCTGGACAAGAGTATGTTGAAGTTGGTCTTCCATTATTTCCGGATGTAAAAGCAAGATTTTCTACAGACTGGTTTAACCCATTTAACCCTACTGGTGGTTATATAATTTCTACCAGCCCAGCGGTATCTGCGTTAACAAATGAAATCTTAAAGGGTGCAGATAAAGAACTACCTAAGTGGATAGAAGAAGCAATTCTTCCATTTGGAGTGCAATCAAATAGTGCCAATATTCTTGTACCAACAACAATACGCAGAACTGCTCAATTCATCGGTGCTTTTATTACCGAGAACCCAGCACAGTTAAATAAAGATATTGCAATGTTGTTAACTCAGAAACATCATGACTTTTTCCAAAACAATGACAGACAGCCAACCTTTAGCGAAATAACCCAAATGAACAATGATGCTAAAAGAGATGCTGTATATTTAGGATTTATCAGAGCAGCAGGAGCAGGTCTCCTACCAAAGCAACCACGATATGTAAGCCCTTGGCAAACATACGCAGATATATTAAAAAAATATACAGATGAACTTGGACAAAATGACGGAACTGATAAGTTCATTGAAGATTATCCAGATTATTTCATGTTGATGGATAGGGTCTCTGACCCATTGTCTGGTCTTAATTCAGACAGAACATCTGTAAACTTAGTCCAACGTAATCTTCCCGTGGTAGAGCGTATGGTTGCATACCTTGGTGATGATGCAGACTTAAAAGTATTAGGCGCAGTATTTAATGATGATGACTATGCTTTTTCTAGCAGTGCTCAGGCCTGGCTAACTACCAACAGCATTCCTAATACAAAAAAGAAATTTAAAGACCAGCAATCTGCTCTTGAAAATACTCGCTCATCAGTCGTCAACAAAGGTTGGAAAGACTGGAGCAAGTTAAAGGAAGCAGTAACTCAAGCAATTGAACAGAATGACCCACCATACAGCACAACATCTGGTTATGGTGCAGCAATATTAACTGGTTATAAGGAAGCATTTCTTAAGGAGATGGAAACTAAGAATCCAATATGGTTAAACGACAAAGAAGATAGAGATACAAGTTCTAAGTTAAACAACATTATTGATGTATTGACTATAGCGGTTAATGATGAAAAACTTGGTCCAGACTTATTGAAGCAGGCCAAGTGGCATACCATTACAGAGTATTTAAATTTTAGATACTATATGAATCAAAAATTGACTGCTCGTAATGTAACAATCGATGCAAAAGCAGCATACGATTTAAGGGCTGAAGCAGATAACTTTGTGCTTCAGTTACGTAAAGAAGATGTTAACTTCGGAAAATACTACGACAGATATTTAGAGAATGATAACTTTCAGCACATCACTAGGGAATAGGTAGAAACAATGGTAAGCCCAACTCCAAAACCAGTAGGTCCAGGAAAGTACACACCAGGTCCAATTGCTGTACCAACACAAACTTCCACCGCTATCCCAACATTAAAACCTGGAAACATAGCATCTCTTAATAATATAACAGATTCTATATTTCCTGGCATGAAACTTCAGCCTATGACTAACTTCAGTTTAATTGAATCTTTAAGCGATTTTCAAATAAACGAATTAGGTAAAATTCTAGACAAAGTTGGCTATCCCGTAAAGAATTCCAAAAAAGATATTAAAGACTTGTTGTCTCAAGACTCCACTTTAATTTCAATTGTTCAGGCAAATCAAACTAGTTTTATCGATTTAAAAAATGCTCTTTTAAGAGATTATACTCCAGTAAATGTGAAAGCGGATGAGCCAACTCTACCATCAAGAACTATCTCAAAGGTTGACCCAGAAGCATTTGGTAATGTAATAAGCAGTGTATTTGAAAAAGTAGCCATGAAAAAGGGCAACAAAGAACAAATTGATGCTTTAGTAAAAGAGTTTCTTCCAAAACTAGAGGGTGGAACATTAACAGAGGTTAAAAAGATTAAGAATCCAAAAACTGGAAAATTGGAAAACGTTACCACAGTAACTCCTGGCATGAGCCAAGAAACAGCCAAGATTTCAATTGAAGAAAAGATTAAAGAGTTGTACCCAGAAGAAGTTGACGTTGCATCAAGAATTAACTTCAACTCATGGCTAGACAAAAACAGTAGGGGTGTGTAATGGCAGATGGTCTTCAAACCGCAGCATCGTATGGTATTAGCGAAGCGTTGCTTGCTACCTACCCAGAACTAAAGAATGTATACGCTTTATTTAAAGCAGGCGATGAGGGTGCCGCCCTTGAAGCATTATTTAAGACAAATTACTACCGCACTAGCAACTCAACCGTAAAGACCCGTCAAAAACAAAAATTAGAACAACCGCAAGTATATGCAGATTCTGTAACCAAGTATAAACTTGCTGCTCGCAAACGCCTTGTAAACTCAGGTATCCAAATTGATACAGCCACATTTGATAAGGTTGTAGAGGATGCATATGCCAGAGGATTAGATGATAATCAATTAGACCAGGCTATTCTATCATCAAATAAAATCACAGGATTTGGTGGAGAAATACTTGGCGATACTGCCTCATTAAAGTCTTATGCAAATTCATTTGGAGTTAACCAGTTACTAAATGATTCTTATTGGACTCAAAAATCTAAAGACCTATTTGCTGGAACTGTTACTGCCCAAGACATACAAAATGAAATTAAAACACTGTCAGCATCTGCCTATCCAGCATATTCTGAGCAAATTCTTGCTGGAGTATCATTTGATTCTCAAACCTCAAACGTTAAACAAACAATTGCTACCTTCTTAGAAAAAGACCCAACAACAATTACTAACGACGATAAAACATTTAGAATGATAACTCAATGGGTAAATCCTAAGACTGGTCAACCAGAAAAAATGCCACAATGGTTAGTTGAGAAAACTGTTAAAAGTACAGATGAGTGGGGCTATACAAAGAATGCTTTGGCTACCTTAGATTCTATGTCCAGAAAAGTTCTTGAAGAATGGAGATTAGTCTAATGGCAAGACCACCATCAGAAGACGCAGAATCTAGAAGACAAGCCGCCATTGATAAAGCAGCAGCCGAAGCAATAACTGCACCTAAACCTTTTGACCCAACGCAATTACTATCTGCTGGAAGTGGCGCAGCAGCCGCTGAAGCAGCAAGACAGAGCGTACTTGCACAAGGTGGAAGCCAGGCAGATGCAGCAGCATCAGCAAGATATACTGGACAAGCCTATGATTATTATGCTGCACAGAAAAAAGATGAAGTTGTAAAAAAAGACCCTGAAGTAATAATTCAACAATCTGGTGGCGGACCTATTGAGCAACCAAATATTCCAGAGACTGTTTCACCTAGTGGTAATATCAGCACTGCTGGAGAAGAGGCGCCAACTTACACCCCACCCGTATTAAGTGCTGCAGAGATTCTTGCAACTCAACAGGCTAAAGCGGCAGAAGTAAGTAGATTAAATGCTATTGATGTATTAAAACAAAGATTTTCACAATATGGCCTAGAGTCTCTTGCGACAGTAATTAAAGATTTAGCAGCAGAAGGCGCTACCGACGCTACAATTAGTTTTGCTTTACAGAATACTCCTGAATACAAAGAGCGTTTTAAGGCTAATGACTTACGTCTTAAAAAAGGTTTAGCAGTATTATCTCCTGGTGAGTATATTACCTTAGAAGATACCTATCGCCAAGTATTACGTGCTTATGGATTAAGACAATTTGATAACGACCTATACGTATCTCAATTCATTGCTAATGACGTATCTCCAACAGAGTTAACTGCAAGAGTACAAACTGCAACTGAGCGTGTATTAAACGCTTCTCCAGAGGTAGCCAACACTCTTAAGAGTTATTATAATTTAGGAGCACAAGATTTAGTTGCTTATGCACTAGACCCAGAATCTCAACTACCTGAAATTCAAAATAAGATTACTGCTGCAGAAATTGGTACAGCAGCATTTGCCCAAGGTCTAGGTGTTAATAAAGCAACAGCCGAAGAACTTAGAATGCAAGGCGTAACCAAGGAACAAGCACAAAAGGGTTATGCAACAATTGCAGATATTCTACCTGGAGCACAGAAACTTAGCGAGATTTACGGCGGAATGGATGCTTATGGTCAAGTCGAAGCACAGAAAGAAGTCTTTGGCGGATTAGCATCTGAAAAACGCAAGCGTGAAAAATTAACTCAGGCAGAAATCGGAACTTTCTCCGGTAAGTCTGGAGTTTCAAGAGGAACACTAGGCACTGAAACTAGAGGCGCCTTTTAACAAATAGAATCCTGACACGGACCCATCGGCCCCGTGCAGTGTACAAGACCGATAGCAAGAGCCAACCAATTTCCCCGAATTGACTTGAGGCTTGCGACTACAACGAATAGAAAGGGTGGTGTTGCTATGAGCAACAATT